CTGTCCGGCGGGACGATGACGGGGGATATTACCCTAAAAGACAAAGGATTCATTGAAAATGCGAAGGGCACTTTGGGATTTGACGGGGTAATGATTGGGCAGAACAATCCTTCTTCTGGCGGGTCTGGATACGCGCGCTTAGAAGTCCAATATGGCCGGATTATTTTCCTCCCGCAGAGTGATGAAGCATCTAAATATGTCGCTCTATCCTTAAACGGCTTTAATCTGAACGGTATAGATATCCTCAACTGCCCCACCATTGACGCGCTGAAGTCCAAAACCGCCACGGTGACCCTGACCACGGCGGGGTGGACACAGTCCGGGGAGCGGTATTCCCAGTCGGTTTCCTGCTCCATTGTAAAGACGGACTCTCCGATTGTCCTGATTGACGCGGCGCTATCCGGTACGGACCTGGACGCGGACGCGGAAATCCTCAATGCCTGGGCTGGGCCGTCTGCCCAGAAAACCGAGCAGGGGGATGGAACATTGACGTTTTACAGTGTGGAGGTTCCGACGGTCAATATCCCGGTGAGCGTGGGGGTGATTGGGTGATTGTGTCAAGCAGGCTGTTTGATCCGGTGACCGTCGTGAACTATGTGGACTACATTGAGAGCACCGGGACACAGCACATTGATACGGGTATTCAGGCCAGCAGTGTGTTGAGAGTCGTGTGTGATATTTCCGGTTTTCCAAAGAGCAAACACAGCCAGGCGGTATTCGGAGGCAGAACAAGCGCAAATTCAGCAGACCTGTTTGGGTTCCTTGCGGCTCAGGACCTTGGAGCGTACCGGGCGGATTACGGCGCAGTGAAGTCTGCATATGCGGCAGACTATTCAGGCCGGTTCACCATTGATATGAACCGGAACGTCACTACCTGCACGGACGGCCCGACTGTGACCGCAACGACGGCTCAGTTCACCAGCACGAACCATATATTTTTGTTTGCCTACAACACAAACGGATCGCCTCAGAACCGAGCGACAGGCGTAAGACTATATTCCTGCAAGATTTACGAAAACGACGAGCTGGTCCGGGACTTCCGGCCCTGCCTGAACTCAGAAGGAGAAGCGTGCTTGTACGACAAAGCTACAAAGACGTATTTCCGGAATGCCGGGACAGGGTCCTTCACAGCGGGGTGACACGATGATTTTTTCGACTTGCGGCGTTCCGGCGGAGAAGGACGAACACACGCTCCTGCTCTTGCACTGCGACGATTACAGCGACAGCTCCATGTATGGGATAGAACTGATGGATAAAAGCGCCCAGGTGTCCACAGAGCAGAGCAAATTCGGCGGGAAAAGCATGTATTTTAACGGTTCGACACGGCTTTCCATTGACGATGTGAGTGCGAGAATCTTTGACTTCGGAACCGGGGATTTCACCGTCGAGGCATGGATTTATCCAGAAGAAATCAGCACGGACAATTTCATTTTCAGCGGAAGCGCCGATGGATCTTTTTTCTTTGGACGTCAAACGGGCAACTTTAATCTCGGAATTGGCCGTACAGGAGTTCTTTGGGACAGCGTTGCGCCAGTTCCGATGCAGGCAAACACATGGTCCCATGTGGCGGCTGTGCGAAGCAAAGGACAGGTCTCTCTCTACGTGAACGGAAACCAAACAGGGCCGCTTGCAAACACAAACGCTTATTCTATGGCGGGATTTATAGCTTGCATCGGGAGCCAGGGCACAAACTATTATTACAAGGGCTATATGGACGAAATCCGGGTATCCAATGTGGCTAGATGGACCGAATCCTTTGTGCCGCCCACACAGCCGTATAGGGGGTGACAAGCCATGATTACAGCATTAAAGCGGGGGAGACCCCAGAAGGCAGTCCCAGCCGGGACCACCTGGACCATCACAGAAAGCGGCCAGTGGGAAGTACCCGCCACAGGGCAGTATCAAGTGGAGCTGCACGGCGGCGGTGGCGGGGCGGCTATCGATTTTTCCGGCGGTCAAATGCCAAACTACGGAGCGTCTGGAGGCGGATCTGGGGAAGTTTACACGTTGTCATTGGTGAAAGGACAGAAGATCCAAGTTGTTATCGGATCTGGTGGTGCTGGCAATAGGAATTGGACTGGATACGCTGGTGGAGAAAGCTCGTTTGGATCTGTCTCTATTGCTGGAGGTGGCGGCGGTACTTGCTTGAGTGGAACTCTGGTTGCAGGTGGCGCCGTTGGGACATTAGCAACGTCTGGCACTACCGTTCACGCATCTTTGGGCGCAGGGGGGCTTGGGAATAAGAACAAACCCAACCAAACCTATGGAAACGGCGGGAATGTATTTGGTGGAAATTATGCAAACTCCGGACAACCCGGCGCGGCAATCATAACATTTTTGGGAGCGTGACAATATGTACTTAATGATAAACGGCACGAAACACACCGTTTCCCGGCGCATCCTGACCGGAGACACCGTCAAGTATCTCTCAGTCACGCCGGAACCCGTTGATGTGAGCGGACTGATCTCTATGTACCGGGATGATGGATTTTTGCTTTGCGCGGATGATGCGGCAGGGTATGAGCGGACGGTATACAACGGCACTATCCTGACCCTGACCAACGCCCCGGAACCGGAACCCCAGCCCGAACCGGAACCCGTGTGGCACGCCACACAGGCTCAGATGGACGCATCCGTCAAACTGGCCTCCATGTCGGTGATGACCATGAGCCTCACCGCCGACGAGACGATCACTGTGGCCGCCCTGTACCCCGACTGGACAGAGGGGACATACGAGGTAGGAAACATCCGGCTTGCCCTGGGCCAGCCCTGGAAATGCCGTCAAGCACATGATACGGAGACCTACCCGGACATCACGCCGGATGGCTCTGCGTGGAGGACGTTCTGGGTGCCGTTCCACGGAACCACCCCGGAAACCGCCCTTAGCTGGGTGGAGCCGACGATGGCGGAGGACATGTACAAATCCGGGGAGTACATGGTGTGGACGGACGGCCAGACATACAAGTGTGTGAGCGATACCAATTTTAGCCCCGAGGATTACCCGGAGGCGTGGGAGGTAATTGAATGAAGCAAGATATTTGGAAGCGCATCTCCACGTTGTTTAGTGTAAAGAGCATTGTCACCTTGGTCTTGACAGCGGTATTCGCCTATATGGCGTGCACCAACCAAATCAGCCAAGACTTTATGACCATCTACGCCGTCATCATTGCCTTTTATTTCGGCACCCAGAGCCAAAAGGTGCAGAATGTACTAGACGGGGAGGGATAGCATGAACCTGCACCAGCTCTATCTGACGGAGAATGATTGCTACAAGCGGGGAAAGTACATCACGCCCAAGGGGATCATGGTCCACAGTACCGGCTCAAACAACCCGAACCTAAAACGCTATGTCGGCCCGGACGACGGCCTTTTGGGCGTGAACCAGAACAACAACCACTGGAATCGTCCTGACGTGGGAGCCTGTGTTCACGCCTTTATCGGAAAGCTGGCGGACGGCACGATTGCCACCTATCAGACCCTCCCCTGGAATATGCGGGGCTGGCACTGCGGGGACGACGCAAACAGCACCCACGTCTCCTTCGAAATCTGCGAGGACGACTTGACAGACCCGGAGTATTTCGCCGCCGTCTACCGGGAGGCGGTGGAGCTGACGGCCTATCTTTGTGAGATGTACGGGCTGGACCCCATGGAGGACGGTGTAGTAATCTGCCACGCGGAGGGAGCCAGGTTAGGCATTGCCAGCAACCACGGGGACGTGGAACACTGGTTCCCCAAGTTCGGGAAAAGCATGGATGATTTCAGGAATGATGTCAAGGAGGAACTTGAAATGGACAGCTACGAGAAATTCAAGGAGAACATGGAGCGCTACCGTCAAGAGCTGCGGGAGCAGCCGGCCAGCGACTGGTTCCAGCAGCAGGACCAGGCCGCTGTGGAGGCTCTTGGAATCTTCAAGCCTGACGGCGCGGTGACCTATCCCCAGGACCTAATCACCCGGGAGCAGGTGGGCGCACTCTTCGCCCGGTACGATGAGCGCCGTGGGTAAGCGGCTCAAGCGCCGCAAAAAGCTGGAGTGGCACAAGATCATTGCAGTGCTGACCATTCTGTCTGGGTTCGTCATCGTGCAAGAATGTCTGGCGCTGATGTATCTGTGTATAACAAACGGCTACACCTCCGCAGCAGCCTGGCTGACAGCCGGGGTTGGTGTGGGTGAGGCTATTATCATAGCTGGCTGCAAGGCTTACTTTAGCCTCTGCACCAGCGACCACAAAGAGGGCGGAATCACCTTCGAGGCGGCCAAGTCAAAGGGCTTTATCGAAGATGACAGCGCATCACCATCACCACCCATTTGAAGGGAGGGCTACCGTTGCCCGATTGCGAAAAGAACTGTGTTCTAGCCGCCCGCGTGGACCGGCTGGAAGAGGATATGAAGTCCGAGAAAGAAAACAGACAGAAGACCCACTCGGAGATCTATGACCGTCTGCGAAAGGTGGAAAGCGATCAGGCGGTCAGCCGAACGAAGCTTGACACCATTACGGATAAGCTGGACAGCCTGGACGGGAAAATGGACACCCTCCTGAGCAAGCCGGGTAAACGCTGGGAGGCCGTTGTGGCGGCGGTAATCTCGGCAGTGGTGGGAGGCCTGATTGTGTTTGTGATGACGAAAATAGGGCTGGGGTGATGATATGCCGGGCAATCTTCTAAACGCGGATATCTCCTTCCCAGATCTGACTGGAGAACAGAGCACACAAGAGAAGTTCCGGCTGGTGGAGAATTACCTCTATATGCTGCTGGAACAGCTGCGGTATTCCTTCGGCAATATCGGCATGGAGAACTTCAACGACTCCGAACTGGACAGTCTGGTCAATCTCATCACAGAGCCAATTTACGTCCAGTTGGAGGACGAGGCCGGGAATATCGCCAGCATTGCCGCCACAGCGGAACAGCTCGTCTCCCGCATGACCGACGCGGAAGGGAATATCTCTGTCCTCCAGCAGACCTCCACCAGCATCATGAGCCAGGTGTCTGACTTGGAGGGAAATGTCTCCACGTTGCAGCAGACCAGTCAGAGCCTCACTGCGCAGGTGTCCAATGTAGAGGGGGACGTTGCCAAAATCTCCGTGACGGTCAGCGGGATCACCCAGTCTGTTTCCGATTTGGAGACCGGGATGAGCCAGACCCTGCGCATCTCCCCCAACGGCGTGACCATCACCAACGCCCAGGGGGACGCAGTCACGATTGACGGCGGCCAGATCAACGCGACCAACCTGAATCTAACGGGGGCTATCACCTGGAGCGACCTTGCCAGCGACACTCAGGGCGAGATCAACGGCGCATACAACGCCGCCAGTTCAGCCCAAAGCACGGCCAGCAATGCGTATGGGTTGGCCAGTTCCGCGCAGGCCACAGCGAACTCGGCGAACAGCACAGTCTCCGCTTGGAAATACCTTGGGACGACCTACATTGACGGGACCCAACTCATGACCGGGACGGTGACCGCCTCCACACTGCGGGGCGGGACAATCGGAATCCTGAATGATTATGGATCGCAAGTTGGATATATCACAGTTGGCTCCAGTACAACGACAGGGTTGCAGTTGATTTCTGGCGGCAACCTGTACCTGGCATCCGGTAGCTGTTCCATTCAGATGGTCAGCCGCAATATGTCGGTGTCGTGTAATAACTTCTGCCCATCCGGCACAGCGGCCAACCTGGGCAATTCTAGTCTTGGCATGTGGCAGGCGGTGTACTCCTATACGGCGGAGATCCAGACCTCGGACGAGAACATCAAACACGATATCGCCGAGATGCCACAGAAGTACATCGACATGATGGACGATATCACCCCCGTCGTCTACAAGATGGACAACGGCACCAGCGACCGATACCATACTGGATTCATCGCCCAGAACGTCAAGGCGGCCATGGATGCTCATGGGGTGTCCGACCTGGAATTAGCGGCATGGTGTAAGGACGTGGACACAGAGGGTAATGAGCTGCAAATGCTTCGCTATGTGGAGTTCATCGCCATCATGTGGGCCAAGATACGCCAACAGGAAACCCGAATCAAGAAATTGGAGGAAAACAGAAATGGATGATATCAAAAAGGAACTGAACAACGCCTATAAGCTGCTGGGCACCCTGACGGTGAGCGGGGACGCGGTGGACATCCTTGCGGCTGTTCGGGCATGTATCCGGGGCATCTATCAGGGGCTGGATCAGCAGAAGGAGGAATAAGCGTGGCGCAGGGGCTTCCTTCCATGACATATGCCGACGGCATCAAGAAATACAGGCAGACGCAATTTAAGGGGTATAACCACAACCTCTACGCCCAGGACGGAGAGCTGTGGGACATGAAGAACCTCACCAGCGACTACTACCCCCTGCTGTCTCCCAGGCGGCCCCGGTATCTCTACGCCACCCTGACAAAGCCCAATGGATTTTACGCCAAGGACGGCCTGTACTGGGTGGACGGAACTGGATTTTACGCCGACGGGGAATTGAAAGGAAACGTGACCGACACCCGGAAGGTGTTCGCCGGGCTGGGCGCTTACATCATCATTTTCCCGGACAAGGCGTATTACAACCATCTGACGGGGGAGTTTGGGAGCCTTACGTCCACTTGGAGCGGAAGCGCGAAAATCCAGGACGGGACCTACGCCGGGGAGGAAGCCGAGGCAAACACCATCTACGCCCAGGGGGCGGACTGGGAGAGCAAATTCAACGTGGGGGACGCGGTGACTATTGCCGGGGCCGTGACCCACGAGAGTAACAACCAGACCATTGTGATCCGGGAGATCGACGGGGACAATCTTCGATTCTATGAAAACTCCTTTACCATTGGTGAGGGGGGAGACACGGAAACCCTGACCATCTCCAGAGACGTGCCCGACATGGATTTCATCTGTGAAAACGAAAACCGCTTATGGGGCTGCAAAGAGGACACCATCTATTCCTCCAAGCTGGGCGACCCCTTCAACTGGAATGTGTTTGACGGATTGTCCACCGACTCCTACGCGGTGAACGTGGGCAGCGCCGGAGACTTCACCGCCTGCTGCTCTTACTTGGGATACCCGGTGTTCTTCAAGGAAGAGATTATTTACAAGGTCTACGGGGACAAGCCCTCCAACTACCAGGTGATGAGTTCGGCCTCCTTGGGGGTAGAGGCGGGCAGCCATTTATCCCCCGCCATCGCCGGAGAGGTATTGTTCTACCTCAGCCGGGCCGGTGTGGTGGCCTATTCCGGCGGCATCCCCCAGAACGTGGCCGCCCCCTTCGGGGTGGAGCGCTATCGGAACGCCGTGGGAGGAAGCGACGGGGTGAAATACTATGTGTCCATGGAGGGGGCGGACGGGACGTGGACCCTCTTTGTGTTTGACACCCGAAACAACCTGTGGCACAAAGAGGACGCGCTGGAGGCCGTGGGGTTCGGCTGGAACTCGGAACTCTATTTCCTGTCCGCCGACGGAAGGCTGTGGATCAACGGAAACGCCCGGACTGTGCCGGAAGATGCCGTCAGCGAGGGTCCGGTGGAGAGCGTGGCGGAATGGGGCGACTTTGTGGAAGATGACCCGAACAAAAAGGGGACGGCGAAAATCCAAATCAGGATCGAGCTGGACGCGGGGGCGCAGGTGACGGTCTTCATGCGGTTTGATTCTGACGGGGAATGGAAGGACGTTTCCACACTATCCACGACGGTGAAGCGAAGCTTCTACCTCCCCATTATCCCCAGAAGAAGCGACCACTTCCAAATCAAAATCACTGGGACCGGGCAGTGGAAATTGTATTCCCTGGTCCGGGAGAGCTATTCCGGCAGCGAACTCAAGAGTACGCCGGGCCGCCAGTGAGAAAGGAGATTTTATGGCATCCAGATTTACCTATGACCAGTTCCAGCAAGCGGCGCAGAACAGCGGGCTTTTGGGCCAGTTCTCCCAGGCAGACCTGCTGAAAGCCCAGCAGAACCCGGACTTTGGTATGAGCATCCTGACACAGAAGCAGAACTATGCCAACGCCGCAACGGACGCGGAGCGGGCCGCCGCCAACCGCAGGGCGGAGGAGCTGCGGGCCTCCTATGGCAACTACACCGGAGGAAAAGACGGGAGCGGGTTCACCCTCACCCCCCTGTCTCCCGGAAGCTTTACCTATGACAAGGCCCCTACTTATACCGGAAGCTATGACAGCAACATCAACGACCTGTGGAACCAGCAGTTAAACTATGGCTCCTTCACCTACGCAGACGCGCCGACCTATACCAACCGCTATGACGATACCATTCAGGAACTGATCCAGGACATCCTGAACCGGGAGGACTTTTCCTACGACCCGGCGACCGACCCCCTTTATCAGAACTACCGGAAGCAGTACACCAGAGAGGGCCAGCGGGCCACGGAGGACGCTTTGGGGGCGGCTTCCGCCGCTTCCGGCGGGCTTCCTTCCTCCTACGCCTCCACGGCGGCGGGCCAGGCGGGTAACTACTACGCCGCGCAGATGACGGACAAAATCCCCGAGCTGTACCAGCTTGCCTATAACCAGTACCTCAACGACTATAATATGCAGCTGAGCGACCTGGGCGTGGTTCAGGGGGCCGAGCAGAGCGACTATGACAAGTATCTCAATCAACTGTCCCAGTACAACACGGACCGGAACTTCGATTATAACGCCTGGCGGGACCAGTACAACATTATCAACAACAACCTTCAAACCGCCCTTGGCATGAGCGACAGCGAGTACAACCGCTATCTCAACGATCTGAACCAGTACAACACGGACCGAAACTTTGCCTACAATCAACTTCTGGATGAGATTGACAGTCAGACCCGCGAACGGGAAGAAGCGCTGAACAACGCCATTCTGGCCGGGCAGTACGGAGACTACTCCTACCTTAACGATATGGGCATCAACACGGACAATAACCCCACGGACTGGGAGCGGCAATATAACCTCGCCCTTCTCGCGGCGGAGTATGGGGACTACTCCGGCCTTCGGGCGCTGGGGATTAACCCGCAGGTTTTTAACTATGCCTCCGGCGGCTCCAGAAGCTCCGGCGGAGGCGGGAACGACAATAATAACGACAACACACCCACCGGGATGACACAAGCGCAGGTCCAGCAGATCATCAACGCTTATGGCGGCACCGAGTTGACCCAGGAGCAGTGGGACGGCATCCTTGCGAATAATCCAGGGCTTACGGCGGATGACCTGACGGCGGCAGGATTTAAGATCCAATCCAATTCAGGCGGGAACAACACGATAACTGTGCCTGGGTATGGACCGCTCCCATCAGAAGAAGTGGAACGGCTGATTAACAGCGGATATGCTCAGATTATCGGGACGGACGCAAATGGGAACCCCATTGTTGTACGGACGAACAAGGGTGGAAATGTAGCGATTTCGAGGTGAAAACATGCCAAAGTCTGCATTGGGCGGAAGCGCCCTGGAACGTATCACAGCGCAAGCGGAGCTTATACAAAAGAGACGGGATGAACAGGCACAGAGAGAGGCCGAACTGCGTCAGCTTGCCACACAGAACGCCGTAAAGGTTTTGGACCGAACGTCTCCGCTGGTGAGCGGGAACAACATTCTATCCACCCAGAGAACCCAAACCAACCCCATTCAGGCGGAGGCGCGGCGGCAGCGGGACATCCGGCAAAACGGCTCTTTCGAACGGATCATGGGACAGATGGACACGGAGGGGCTTACCGCTCTTAGGGACGATGTTCAGAGCATGGCAATGAGCCTTGACCCGGCGTTGAACCCGGACGCATATAACCGGACCGCGCGGCTTGGTCAGAAGTTGGAAAATGCCCTGTCGGAGAGCCGGAACAGGGACTATTACACCGCCCTGAATCAACGTATCCAGCAGGCGGAGGGCGGCGTGGACCAGTCGCTGGTATCCGCCGGGCTGTCTAACTACCGGAGCATCCCCAACAAGCCCAAATACGACAATTTGAGAAGCGTAGCGCAGTACCTCTCTATGGAGGCCAGCCAGAACCCCTCGACGGAGGGCTTTGGCTACGCTATGGACTACAAGGCCAACCAGATGACCCAGGCGCAGAAGGATACTGTTTTGTACTATATCGGCGCTGGGGAATATGACAAGGCCAGCCAATACCTTTCCGACATCGAGCGGGAGCTAAACGAGCGGGCCAACAGCGGCTTTCAGGAAACCATGACCCAGTGGGCACAGGAGCACCCCGTACAGGGGGCGCTGACCAATATGTTCTCCTGGCCGCTTTCCATTCCGGCCACGGTGGACAACCTGGGGGAAGCAGTTCGGCAGAAGGTCACGGGAGAATACGCCCCGGCGGACGTGAACCGGGACGCATACCTGGGGGCCAGAATCGGAACGGGCACGTCCCAGGGGGTGCAGGAGGCGGCCAGGGAAGTGGCTACGGACACCTTTGGAAACGAAACGGCGGGAGATGTAGCCGCCTTTCTGACCGGGACCGGGCTTTCCATCGGGCAGAACCTGACCCAGCTCCCCCTGGGTCCCCTGACCCTTCCCGCAATGGCGGCCAGCGCCTCGGGCACGTCCACGGTGGAGGCGCTGGACCGTGGGGCATCTCCGGGCCAGGCAGCCGTGCTTGGCTTGTCCAGCGGACTGATCGAGGGGCTGACAGAAAAGCTCCCGCTGGAAAACCTGTACCGCCTGGCGGGCCAGACGGGCAAGCAGGGCGTGGGCCAGGTGGTGCGGGGCATCCTGGGACAGATGGGCACGGAGGCCGCCGAGGAAACCATCAGCGAGATCGCCGGGAATCTGGTGGACACGGCGGTGATGCGGGACAAGTCCGAATACCAGAGCTATATCCGCCAACTGGTGGACAGCGGCATGAGCCAGGAGCAGGCGGAGTGGAAAGCGTTCCTGCAATTCTACGTCAACAACACCTTGCAGGCGGCGGTGGGCGGAGCGTTGTCCGGCGGCGTGATGGGCGGCGGGGCCACGGCCATCAGCGCCATTGCCAACCGGAACAGCGCCCCGGCGGAGACAACCCCGAGCATCCGCCGGGAGGACCGTGGGATGCTCGTTCCCGGCCCGTCCAGGGCTGCGTCCATGGTGGAGCAAGGGACGCAGGTAGAGGCCCCTCAAACCGCCTCTGAGGGGCAAAATAATACCGCCTCCACGGGGGAGACGGTAAATGGGCTGATTCCTATGACGGAGCAGGCGATCACCAGACTTTCGAGTGGGAAAAACAATATAATTGCTCGAAAAGCCAGTGACATTGTTTCCTTTGTCAGAAATGCGCTCAGGAAAAAAGGCGGACCAGAGCGTCTATACATGGGAACTATTCCAGATTCTGCGGCGCAAACTATTCTGGATGAAACCGGAGTAAATGTTGCTGGGTACACAGCGATATTGCCTGGTGATTCAGTTCAACATATATTTCAGCATCATGGAAATGCGGCAACCGAAGAAGTGCGGGGGCAAAAAGCTGTCACAGAAGATGATTTGTCTCTTATCCCACAAGTGCTATCTGCGCCAGATTCTGTCTCGCTTTCTGACGAAACAGACCGATATGGGAGGCGGGTTCTGCTTCTCTCCAAACAAATAGGGGACACATATATCACAGCACAAGCTGTGACAGACGGCAGACACGCACTTACAACAAATTCCCTCTGGATAAAAAAAGAGAAGAACCGGCCAACAATCCCTGATGCTGGCACGTCTACCAGCCCCGAGGGAAACGCCCGAAGCGCACTGTCGCAAGGTCCTTCTGTTGATAGTATACCCCCCATTGTGCGGGATGTCAACGGGCAGCTTCAATTTGGCATTATGCTGCCAAAGGCGGAAAGCGCCGACGCGGCGGTCGGAGAGACGAGGGTCAATGACCAGGTGGAGGACATGGGGCCGCTGCCCATCCGGCTGCCGGGGCCGGAAACCGAGACTAGGGTAAATGATTCTATTCAGGAAGAAGGAGCGGTGCGGGCGGACACAGTGGCAAGCAATTATTCTCAGTATCCGTGGATGGAGCAATTAGAACACTCCCCGATAGAAAATCTGCCTCCTGATTCTGTAGGCGCAGCGAGCATGGCGAACGACCCTTGGGCCGTATTTCAGAACATGAGCAACCAATTTATCCCAAGTGGAGAAAATCCGGCCAGAACAATAGAGATTCCCTTGAAAGACCCGGAAGGAAGGAATATCAGTTGGGCGGCCCGGACGGTGATGGAAGCGCAGGCTACGCCGGAGGACATGCTGGGGGATATTGCTGAGGCTATCATGCGCGGCGAATTATCCCATGATGTTCTGACAGACAAAGCGGCTATGGGCTGGGCGAGAGACATCATCGAGTCAGAAGGTTTTGCTTCGGCTATGGCCCGTTTCAAGCAGCAGGTCAACCGGGGCAATGGCGGGAAGAACACGGTGGCGCTCGGTCAAGTGCTGCTCAACAACGCGATGAACGCCGGGGACGCAAAGGCTACAATCGACATCTTGACGGATTACGCTTCCCTATCGACCAGAACTGGGCAGGCACTTCAAGCGCAAAGAATGTTCAAGAAACTGTCTCCGGAGGGACAGCTATATGGGATTCAGCGGTCTGTGCTGAATTTGCAGGAGGAAGTACAGAAAAATTTCCCGGATGCCACCATCGAGATCGACCCGGAACTGGTGCAGGAGTTCCAGAATCAGACTGACCAGACGGGCCGGGATCAGGTGATGGAGAAGATCTATCAGAACGTGGCGGATCAGGTTCCATCCTCCTGGCGGGACAAATGGAATGCCTGGCGATATATGGCCATGCTGGCCAACCCTAGGACCCACATTCGAAACTTTTTCGGTAACCTGTTGTTCCAGCCTTTCCGCATCATAAAGGACAAAGTGGCATCCGGCATTGAGGGCCTGGTTGGGGCCGTAAACCCCAACTTTCAAAAGACCAAGTCATTCGCCGCAAGCCCTTCGCTTTATAAGGCGGCCTGGAAAGATTGGAAAAATGTAAAAGAAGTTCTGTCCGGGAATAAATATGACGACATCCGAAGTGAGATCAACAGCCGCAGGACGATCTTTCGGAGCAAAGCGGCGCGGCCTCTTGAACTGGTGCGGCGCGGGAATTCCGCCGCGCTGGAAATGGAGGACGCCATCTTCAAGCGCGTGACCTACGCAGATGCGCTGGCGGGTTATTTGCAGGCTAACGGCGTGACCGCAGAGCAGTTGGCCAATGGAGAGGTAAATAGTGATCTTCTTGCCAAAGCCAGAGACTACGCAGGGCAAGAAGCATTAAAGGCCACTTATCAAGACCGAAACCAGTTTTCCGACCTTGTATCCCGCAGGTTCCAAGAGGACACCACGGCCAGCAAGGCGGCGAACACCGCTATTGACGCGGTTCTTCCCTTCCGCCGGACCCCGGCCAATATTCTGGTGAGAGGCTTTGAGTATAGCCCCCTCGGTTTGGCAAAGTCCTTGACCGCCGATTTGGTTCAGGTCAAGCAAGGAAAGATGAGCGGGGCACAGGCTATCGACAATATCGCCGCTGGCCTGACTGGCTCCGCCCTATTTGGACTTGGTATGTATTTGTTGAGCGAGGGCCTTGTCACCAGCGGTGGAAGCGACGATGAAGAGCAAGAGGACTTGAATGCCTTGACCGGAAAGCAGAACTATGCCCTGAATCTGCCCGGTGGAGGAAGCGTTACGCTGGACTGGCTGGCCCCGGAGGCGCTGCCATTTTTCATGGGCGTGGAGTTCATGGAGGCACTGGGCGAGGGCGGGTTTGATCTTGAGACCATCACAGATGCGCTCAGCTCCATCTCTGAACCAATGCTGGAGCTGTCCATGCTGCAATCGCTGAACGACCTGATCGATAGCGTTTCCTTCGCCGAGAGTTCGGAAAAGATGGTGTCTATGGCCGGGTCTGCATTAGTCAGCTATCTCACTCAGGCTATTCCCACCTTGGGCGGACAGATCGAGCGTACATCGGAGAGCGACCGGATGAGTTCGTTTACCGACCGCAATTCCCCTATCCCTAGAGACCTGCAATATGCACTTAGCCGCGCATCGGCCAGACTGCCGGGGGACTATCAGCAGATTCCCTACATTGATGCGTGGGGCCGGACGGAGAGCAACGGAGGACCGTTTGAGCGGGCGTTCAACAATTTCCTAAATCCTGCCTACACCTCCACCACCAATATCACGGCGGCGGACGAAGAGATACAAAGACTGCTGGATGCGGGGCAGACAGGCGTGGTGCCGGACCGGGTATCCCAAAGCCAGAAGGTGGACGGGCAATATCTAACCTCTGACCAGTACGTGCAGTACGCTACCACAAAGGGGCAGACCTCCTATGACATCGTGTCTGAGATGATTGGAAGCGACCTGTACCAAGATATGACGGACGAGCAAAAGGCGGATGCCATCAAAACAGCTTATCAATACGCCGGGCATATCGCGGCAGAAGAGGTCAGTCCCAGCCACGAGGCGGACAGTTATGTGGAGGCCGCCAAGAACGCGCAGAAGGACATGGGGATCTCTACGGCGGAGTATCTCCTGCTCTATGATACCTACGGAAAGAGCGGCGTGGACCGCATCAAAAAAATGATGGACGCAGGGACAGACCTTAGCGCGGCCATCGAGGCGACTACATCAATCGACGGTCTGGAACCAGAAACGGGGGAAGATGATGTCAGCGACTTGCAAAAATACCGCGCTGTCATCGACTCTATATCCAATGTAGACCAACAGATGTCCGCCCTTTCCTCTGTGATGAACGAATCTACCTACACCAAGGTATCCGTTGGGTACGACTTCGGCGTGTCCCCCAACGCCTATGTGACGGTGAAGGAGATCATGCCGCAGTTCGATGAGCCGAACGACAAAGGAAACTTGGGAACTTACACTCAGGAAGAATACGAGGCGGCGCTGGATTCTCTCAGCGGGGGAAGTCCAATACTCCCAGGCGACACCAGAGTAAACTTAACCAACGACCAGAAAGCGGTCCTATGGCAGCTTCTCACAGGCTCTAAGAGCGCGAAGAACAACCCATACAGCCGCAGCATCGGTCAGCAGGTGATAGACGCGCTGGAGAGCGCGAAGGGGCAAAAAGACAATACAAGCCAGAGCTATAGCGGCTTGTTAAACCTTCCGATGGCGTGAAAGGACGTGACCATATGAGCGCAAGAGCAAAGCTGCCACCAGAGTTAGCCGACCTCTTGCGCTCTGAGCTTGAAACCGCAATCCGGGAAGCCGCTTTGCACCGGGATGATGAATTGATCGCAAGACGATATATCGTTGAGAAGTGGGCGCAGATGGACATTGCGGTGGAGTTGGGGTGGGATAGGTCAACAGTGTCCCACCATCTGGCGTACATCATCGAGGAAGTGAAACGGGTGGCGGGAAAGTTGAATATGAGAAAAGGGGCCAGCTAGAAGAGAAGCTGGTCCCTTTTTATGAGTAGATTAAACTTTTGACATTGGAACTTGATAGGTCTATGTTGATTGGTAGAAATGGAAGCGTTCCCTTCTCATAACGCTTTTTAAAATCATAAATAGCAATACCAGTAATAGAATCATTACTAATATTATGAAAGGTGATTACTCCGTCATCGCTCTCTTCTCCATAAGAGTGCCCGGTAAAAGGGAATCTGGCATATAATATGTCAAACTTTTTATCATAGTCTAGGTTTAACATATTTCAATCCCCCTTCGTTTATATTGTTAATTGACACGGAAACATTGTCGATTTATAATGTTGTTTGTGTGGAAACCAGCCGCCTACTGTCGAGCTTTTACAGGGTCAGCCATACCCTACTCCTTTCGTAGACGGTGTACGGTTAAAAAGACGGTTGCCTGACATCCCGCGAGAGCGGAATGGAGGCGTGTGTATAGCCCTCGTGGGAAATTTTCTCGCAAAGGGGGTGCTGTACATAACACTTCAAGATATTTTTTGGATTGTTTCCATTGGCTGGATTTTTGTCCAGGCATGGGATAAGTTCAGAAAAGGGAAGTGAGCCGTCTGTTGCAGCAGTACGGCTCACCAGGGCGGGGATAATACCTTGCTTTGTGTGTTAGTATAGGCTGTGGCAACCGTCTTGGTTTCCACACTTTTATTATACCCAAAAGATTATAAAAGTCAATTATGCAGAGTTACAAAGTTACACCGTTACATTTCCCACACAAATCCCCCATAACTCCCCCACAACTCCCGCATGGATGCCACCCATGCGGGTTTCTTTTATGCGACAATATAGACATGGAGGACGTGGGGAACAAGGGCTGTACACGTCGCAGTCCTCCCCGCGGACTCCTTATTTTTATGGACAAGGACGTGTTTTGATATGACCTACTTAGAGAGACTGACCGCCACCGGGATGAACCCTGAATGTGCAATGGATGCCGTCGCCTGGTACACATTCCAGGGCGATGACGAGGGCTTGGAGAAGTATGTGAGAGACGTGGAGGAGCATAACCGCCGCAATGAGGTATGAATATCTCAACAAAAACCCGCATGGCAGGAATGTCGGCGACTGCACTGTCCGGGCGCTGTCTAAGGCGCTGGACCAGGACTGGTACACCACTTACCTGGGACTCTGTGTAGAGGGTGGCCTAATGGGGGACATGCCATCCGCAAACGCCACATGGGGCGCTTATCTGCGGCGGCATGGCTATCGTCGGGAGCTGGCCCCGGAGGACGTGACCGTGGCGGAGTTTGCGGACAGCCACCCGCATGGGACCTATATCCTCGCCCTGTCTGGTCATGTGGTGTGTATCCGGGACTGTGTGCTTTACGACTCCTGGGACAGCGGAAATGAGATCGTACTCTATTTTTGGGAAAGGACTGACTAACTATGGCATACGGATATCAGCCTTATTATACACCATACCAACCTTATCAGCCGCCTATGCCTGACCAGTTGGCACAGCTTCGGGCGGGGCAGTACCAACCGTTGCAAAATATGCAACAACCACCCCAGCAGCAGAACAACACCCAGATTGTGTGGGTTCCCGGCGGGCAGGCGGCATTCGAGTACCCGGTGGCCCCAAACAGTGCCGTTGCCCTGTGGGACAGCACCGCACCTGTTATCTACCTCAAACAAGCTGACGCATCCGGCAAGCCCACCACCAAGATATACGACCTAGTGGAGAGGACGGCCACAGCGGCCCCTGTAAGCCCCACACAGGCCCCGCAGCCCCCTGCGGTAGAGTATGCCACCCGTGAGCAGTTAGACGCTCTAGCGGCCCGTGTGGACGCTCTGAGCGCACCTAAGACCACCAGAAGCAAAAAGGAGGCTGGAGCAGATGAGTAATCCGTTTTTCAACGCAATGGGCGGCGGCAGTCTCCCTGGCCCTATGGGGAACATGATGGGCATGATCCAGCAATTCAACGAGTTTCAAAAAACCTTCCAGGGTGACCCAAAGGCAAAGGTGCAGGAGCTTCTGAACTCCGGCCAGATGTCACAGGCGCAATTCAACGAATTGCAGGGCATGGCAAGGGCATTTCAGCAGATGCTCGGGAAATAAGGCTTTAATCGTGGCCACGATTTAGCAATATATCAACATTCAGAAAGGAGCAATACTATGTCTCTCGGAACTGATACCCCCTTCACGATGCCTGTTGTACCCGCCTCTTCCACGAGCGGCAACGGTAACGGAAACGGCTGGGGCAATGATGGCAGCTGGTGGATCATTATCTTGTTCCTCTTCATCTTTGCCGGTGGTTGGAATCGCGGCGGTTGGGGTGGCAACGGAAATGGTGGCTCTACGCCCTCCGGCTCTGGTGCCATCGACAACTACGTCCTCGCCTCCGACTTTGCGCAGGTGGAGCGGAAGCTGGACACCGTGCAGCAGGGCCTGTGTGATGGGTTCTATGCCACCGCCCAGCAGATCAACGGCGTAAACACCGCCATCCTGACCAATGGCAATGCAACCCAGATGGCGATCATGCAGGGCAACAACGCCGTCCAGGCACAGCTTGCCGACTGTTGCTGCCAGACCCAGCGGCAGGTGGAGCGCGGTTTTGCCGACACCAACTACAACCTCGCCACCCAGTCCTGCGACACCCGGAACACCATCAACATGAGCACCCGCGACCTGCTGGAAAACGCCAACGCCAACACGCGGGCGATTCTCGACAAGCTGACTTCCCAGGAGATGGCTGCGAAGGATGCCCAAATCCAGGCCCAGAGCCAGCAGATTTTCGGCTTGCAGCTTGCCGCAAGCCAGCAGGCGCAGAACAATTACCTTGTGAACACCCTGCGGCCTTGCCCCGCCCCGGCCTATCTGACCTGCAACCCTTGGGCCAGCCAGGCGGCTTATGGTTCCTGCGGGAGCTACGGCAATTGTGGCTGCGGCTGCTAAACTGCGCTAACTGTTTACATCTTCCGGCTTTGCCGTGATTACTTCGGGGCGGCAGGCTAATCGTCTGTCGCCTCTGACTTTTTGGAGGTATTTATATGTCCTGCAAACCTGTTTGCCGCCTGTGTGACAATCTGGTATTGAGCCAGGCGGTCACATTTACTGGCGGAAATTTGGAAATCAATCTACCCGCCGGAGCATACAACAACGGGGAGAAATACTGCATTGTTGTGGCGCAGGCTATCCCCGACACGACCACGATCAATGCACCTGTGTACGTCACCATTGGAACGGGCACGACCCTTTACCCGCTCACGAAGCGCAACTGCGCCCAGGTCACCGCTTGCGGAATCCGTACCCGCACCCGTTACTCCGTTTGTGTGGTGACCACGCCCACCGGCGGTTCGTTCCGAATGCTTGGCCAGCCGTGCTGCTCTCCCAGCAACAATCTTGCCAGCATTGACGGGACGACTCCCGGGACCACCACACCCACCACATAAACGGAAGGAGAATCAACATGGAATATATGCACGAACTGAAAGAGAAGCTCTGCATGGAGCTGGACGAGATTGCCAAGAAGCCGGAGATGTCCGCCGGAGACCTTGAAGCTGCCCACAAGTTGACCGACACCATCAAGAATATTGATAAAATCGAGATGCTGGAAGAGGACGACGGATACAGCCGGGACGGCGACTGGGAAATGGAAGGCCGTGGTTCCTACAACCGTGGCAGCAGCTATCGGGGCCGTAAGCGTGACAGCATGGGGAGGTATAGCCGGGATTATAGCCGTGATAGATACAGCCGAGATGGTGGCTATAGCCGAGGCGACGCAAAGGAGCACATGATGGAGCAGGCTCAGGAGCTTATGGAAAGCGCAACCACGGACCGTGAGCGAGAGGTAGTCCGCCGTTTTTTGGATCAACTGGAAAAGGTGTGATGCTTGACCCGGAAGAAATCGACAGCGAAATCTCAAAGTGGGAGCGCCTTGATTCCAGCTACAAAAATTATGAGAAATTAGCGGACCTCTATATCATCAGGGATCATTTGAAAGATACCAGACATTTGTCAATGGAATCTGCTGAAAAGTGGACTGATTCTATGTGCAATGAGGACGGCAGCAAAGGGCCGCACTGGACGTTTGACCAGGCAAAACAAATCATGGAACAGAGAGAAATCGAGGCAGACCCCATAGAATGGTGGGCGATTGTCAACATGATTTACAGCGACTTCTATGAGGTGGCCAAGAAGCACAATGTCTGCGGTAGCGTCGATTTCTTCGCTGATATGGCAAATGCCTTTTTGAAAGATAAAGATGTTCGGCCTGGAAAAGCCGCGAGATATTACGAATGCGTGGTAAAATAGGGGCCAACGCTTATAGAAAAGCCGTCCTTCGGGGCGGTTTTTCTATTTAGCCAATAATAGTATAACATACAGGTAACAATAATTATGGCGAAGTCGGATACACAAAAAAGTCATCTTCGTTTGTGATGACAATTTTACTGACCGTCCGGCTCCAAAATTCTTTTTTTCCCGTTCGGGATAGCCCATCATACATTTTTAACGCATCCGCTACTGCCGATAGATCGACAGGCTTCTTTTTTGGCGCTACACGTTCTGCTTTCTGCAACTCGCCTTTTAAGGCGCTGTAATCCCGTTCATAGACATCTCTCTCAATCAGGTCATTCAAATAAAGATCTTTTAACTTTTCCATTTTTCTACGAATCTTTGATGTGTCTATTTTTGTATCTGGTTTTTCATCCGCTGATATAGAAACATTGTACGCGGCGAATTGAGCAAGCAAGTTTTTTACAAGCCAATCTTCCAACACAAGTTCGCTGGTCCGTTTTTTATGGGAACAGATATGCGTTTTCTCGTATCTGGTACAACGGTAATATATATATTTTTGCCCGACCACGTGTGCGCTAAGACGATTTCCACACTCGGCGCAAAAAACAAGTCCGGTAAACAGATATACACGGTTGCTTCGGCTCTGCACATACCGCTCCGCTCTTGTGGACAAAATCTTGTTTGCAAGAAAGAAATCATCTTTAGGCACAATGGAGGGACAGAAGGTGTCTGAATCGTGTGCCCTGCCTATGTACCGCTCGTTTTGAAGCATGGACCGAATACTTGTGTGACAATAGGATATTCCCCACCTGTTGAGGATATATTTTCGTGTTTCCCGGATGGATCTGGTTGATATATAATAACGAAAAATATCTCGGACTATATCCGCCTTTTCCGGTTCTATCACCAGGCGCTTATTTTCAATCTTATACCCAAGCGGAACCTTTCCACTGATCGGCTCGTTCCGCATCAGCTTGCTTTCAAATACGGCCTTGATTCGCTCTCCCGTTCGGTCTGCCTCGTCCTGAGCGACGCTCAGCATAATATTGATCTTCAACCGCCCGGATGCGGTGGAGGTGTCATAATCCTCCTGGATAGTCCTCCAGTTTACATGGTGTTTCTCCAGCACCTCTTGCACTTTATAATACTCCGCGATATTTCGGAACCATCGGTCAAGCTTTGTGAACAAAATCACATCAACCAGACCCGCCCTCACATCATTTAGAAGCCGCTGGAGTTCTGGCCGCTTTGTCGCTGGTTTCCTGGCGGATATACCGGCATCCACATAGTGATCCACTATTTTTACACGGCCTCTGGCCCACTGGTCTAATTTTTCTCGTTGGGCTTCTATGGAAAGTCCGTGTATGGCTTGCTCTTCTGAGCTGACACGTATATACAATGCCGCTCTTTCCATAAATACCACTCCTTTCTCGCCTCTGGTGTTCCAGCACCGGGGGCGGGTTTTTATTTGCCAACATCTTAATGAATCACATGGGTATATGCTACTGCCAGACCAATGACTTTAATCCGGTTGATGTTCTCCCCCGCAAATACCTGCGGGGGAAACTTTGGATTTTCTGCTATGAGCTGCACGGCGGAACCATCGTAATAGAAGCGCTTCAAGGTGGCGTCCTCACAGTCTACCCGCACGGCGGCGATCTGCCCGTTCTCTACTTCCGCTTGCTTTCTTATATAAACCACATCTCCGTCCTGTATCCCGGCGTTTATCATGCTTTCTCCTTTGCAGGTAAGAGCGTAGTCCGCATGAATATGGGTAGGGAGGTCAATATAGTCCTCTATATTCTCTTCCGCCAAGATGGGCAGGCCACAGGCTATCTGCCCCACCAGGGGAATTTTTTTCATTTCAGGGAGGGGGGTTATATTGTGAGGTGACTGCTCACTGGCACCACTTCCATCATCGTCACTGATTCCCATAAGCCATGGGATAGGAAAGTTAAGCGCCTTTGATATTTTTTCTAAATTTCTCTGGGTTGCTTTATATGCGCCTTTTCTGTATTGACTGATCGCCCCTTCGTTTATTCCCGTTGTTCGGGCGAGGTCTACCGGCTTCATTCCTCTTATTTCAAGGGCGGATTCAAGTCTGTCTTTGAATTGTGCCATACGATCACCTCGTTTCGGGTACACTATATCACATGGCTTTAGATTTTTCAAGAAAAACTTTAGAAACCTATTGACTTTTGAAATCGAAAGTGATAATATGACTGCAGGAGGTGAGAGAAATGCAGTCCTATGATTATTCAAAACTTCTTGGTCTGATGCGGGAGCGTGGATTTACGCAGGAGAAACTCGCAAAAACCATTGGGATTAGCGAGTGTTCCATGAATTTCAGCCTTAATAATAAGCGAAACTTTCGCCAGGACGAGATTTCAAAAATCAGTGGTGCCCTCGGCATTCCAGTTGGGAAAATTGAGGATTATTTTTTTAATCACAATCTTTAGAAATCTAAAGAACAATTTCGAAAGGAAAGAAAAGCGCCCCGTGCTTGGGGCACGGAGCGCACTCTGTTGTGCTACGGATTGCATCTTGAGCAAGGGGTATATCCCCTAGCTATCGCTTCTTCACGGGATGTCAGTATGGCGGAACTGCTCAAATAGGAGCACCAGGAACGATGGTATTTTGAGCCAGAAAACGTGATGTAAACTGGGTCTTGAACACCAAGCGCATCAGCATATCCGTCGTCGTACCCATCATCATATCCCTCTGCCATGCCCTCAGATGCGCCGCTGGAAAACCCGGAATCGTAACCAGACGATTCGCCGTCACTATATCCTTCTTCGTAACCAACGTCTTTTCCCTCGTCGTATCCTTCCTGCCACGCATTTGAAACAGCTGCATCATAGTCTGCCTGGCTGATGCCGCAGGCAGAACAGGCGAGTAAAAAAACGGACATACAAATAACTAACATTTTTTTCATGGTATCCTCCTCCTCTTCTGGATAATACCACGAATAACTTCTAATTACAACATTGATCGAAAGGGAAGGGGGTAGAGGCCAAAGACCGATGAAGATTTTTTATTTGCTTGGGGCAATTGGAAAGTTCGGGTGCCTTGTGATATGCCTCTTTTTTATGATTCGCGTCATCGTTTCCTGGGAGCGGTTACCCGGCAAAGAAGAGAAACTGGATCAAACGAACGAGCCAGCGGATGAATTGAACAGCAGCAGGGATGGAAGCGAGGAAGGCCACGGCTGCAAAAATATCAAGAACTATCGTTCGGATTTTTTGCCTGCGTTCTTTCACTTTTTTTCTGATTTCCTGATGTTTTTCCTCTTCTTTCTTCTTTTCAAGCTCTAATGGCTCGTCAAAGAGCCGTTTCACCTCGGACTTGTGGGCCTGGTCATATCCCTCTTTGAGCAGGATATGGCGGCGCTCGTCATCATCTCTCGCATTGTCGTAATCTTCCGCAATGCTGGGATGCCAGTCGCCGTCAATATGGGGCTTAGGGTAGTCAGACATATTGAAAAGCTCCTTTTTGTTTTGAGAATTGGCCACCACAGATTTTTACGCTCTTCAATGCGCATGGCAGGTACGCCGTGTTTGCGCCTGGTTGATGCTGGCAACATCATACCTATCATATCAAATCGAGCTGTGTCTGACTACCCTAAGTCCCATATTGATAAAACAATAGTGCGATAAGGATAGCGCAACATGAGTCCGATAAACAGGGTGGAAGGAGATGAGAGGTTGGACAACAAAGAAACCGCTCCCGGCGGGGAAGGCCGAGAGCGGGAGTGTTTGATTTCCCGGTTTGGCAATACCGAGATCATCCAGACGAAGGACAGTATTAGGATTCAGGAGCGGTGTAAGTGCCGTCAGGGTTCTGAGCCAATGGAACACTATCCTAACCTATTTTTGACCGTGCTCCAGCTTGCGGCGGATGCCGTGGGAAAGAGCTGGGAGCCAGAACGACACACGGAAGTGGAAATCCAGCAGCTTTATGAGCTGTGGATGGAGGACGGAATCCCTATCAAAGAATTTGCGAAAAGGCACCTGTGACATTGGACTTGCTTTATTCTACATAGATTTTCCAAAAGGAGGCGCAGAACATGGAAAGCAAGCCGTTTGATATACCGTATGTCCTGCAAGTCTTGGCGGACATCTATGGACGTGAGCACGGAATTACGATCAAAGCAACCGCGACACTGAAAGAGACAAAACAAAATAAAAGCGCCCCGCCAGATGGCGGAAACATCTGACGAGGCTACAGACCTAATCGAGTAGGCGACTAGGCTTGATAGACACATGATACTAGAACAAACGTTCTCTGTCAAGCCGGAAAGGAAAAAATTATGGCAGAGAGAAAGAAAACTTTGAATGAGAAGGACAGTATTTTGGACTTGGAGGACCAGGCCCGGAATACAAAACAACTGCTGGACCGCTTGAATAAAGCGGCTTACGGGACTACGTGGGAAGAAATCATTCAAGCTTTCGCAGATTGCGTAAAGCTGATGAACAATCTTCGGGTGATCGAGGTGAGAAAGAGCTTGAGCAAAGAACGCAGTCAGTTTGTGCTGGAATCCACGAATTGTATCCCAACAGATTCACGTATTTCTGTTGAGGATTTGAGCTTCTGCGCAAAGTGCAGCAGGGAAATCAGCCAGAAATGGAATTATTGTCCTCATTGCGGGACGGCTGTTCATCCGCAAAAGAACGCGGGGAAATAAATCCAGCCTCAAGAAAGGTGGATTGTGAACCGCAGTACGGACAATACACATCCGTTGGACGGAGGCCACCGGAATCCTCATCCGACATTGGACAATTCCCGTTAGTGCAGTAGTTACGGAGAGGGTTTCCGCAATTAAAGCAATAGGATTCGTCTTCGCGACAATCAGAATTCCCGCAATTCGGACAGGTGACGCACTGCATTTTATCATTCATTTCAATCAATCCTTTCCTATATCTTGAAACGTTGACCAAAGCATAACATAGCGCGAATCAAAAGGCAAGGAGGGCAAGCATGAAAAACCAAATTATTGACGCAGACTGGACACCCAGCCAGCGGGCGGCGGCCAGCTACAGTCGCCGGGTACGGTGGAAGCGGGAAGCAATCAAGACGGCCAGGGTTCAGCGGCTGTTTGTAGGGGCTGTGGCGCTGCTGGTGGCAGTGATGGCGGTAGCGCTGATTATGAAGTAATGGAGGCATACCAATGACAGGGAAATTTATCATCACACGGGACCATCTCGCACAACTCGGAGCTTGCGAGAGCGGCATGGACTTTTTTGATCAGACTTATCCAGAGGGCAAAGCGGAATATCAAGATATGCTGGATAAGGCGGTGGCAGGCGGGCACACAGACTATGCGACTTGGTTGCTGGAGAAAGTCGGGCCGACGGAGGATGTCCTGGAGGTCGAAGAGATCAACTCTAAGGAGCTAGACATCGTCTTTGCTGGGCGCGTTTTCGCGAAACTTGGAATTATTGTACGACGGCTGATCGCTGGCGGTGGCATCAAGGCTGGCTGGGGCATCAAGGCTGGCGAGGGCATCGAGGCTGGCGGTGGCATCGAGGCTGGCGAGGGCATCAAGGCTAGCTGGGGCATCAAGGCTGGCGGTGGCATCGAG